GTTCCGGCAACGCAAACACAACGCTGGCACTGACGGTAAGTCCTTCAACCGGACCTGTATTAATTAGTGCGCCGAGTATTAATGTTTGGAGAGCAGCATAATGCCTAGTGTTAACGTAGGATCGATCCTTTCGACAACCGTCGGAACGTATGTAAATGAACCTCCTTTTGTATTGACTGGAACAGTTGGTGTGGGGGACGTTGTTGGCTCAACGATATATCTTGGCGCGTCTGCCTCAAGTTCGGCCAATTCCTATATTGGCCATTGGTTGACGACAGGAAGAACAGTCGCTCCCCAATATAATTGGAATGTTACTTCTTATGATCAAACAACAAAACGAGCAACGGTTAGCTGGGATACAGCGCCGGCCGTTGGAACGGCTTGGAAGTTAGTGATTGATTATCCATTGCAACGTGACTTTCAGTGGTATCGAGACGGAGTTGCTATTTCTAATGCAGTACATACCATGTATACCGCACAAGCTGCGGATATTGGGAAAAACCTGACTGTTAAAGAAACTGTTTGGAAGATCAGTAGTTCAAATGATGGTAAAACATATGAAGGCCCAACCAGCACTACTACAACAATCAGCGATCCGGTTACTGTTACGGGATCAGCTCCAAGTAGTACGTTAGTATTTCAAGATAATCTTTCATATCTTGGCTCTTTTGCTTTACCATCAAGTATTGCTGGATCAGAAACAAAATACGGTGTAACTTGCGTGGGACTAATTCCTGCATCTTATAGTGTAAGTGGCAATTCATCATTATCAGTAAGCTATTTACAACAATTTGGTAATGGCGTCGAATGGACTGGAATGGCTGAGCTATCTATTCCAACATCACTAAGTTCGTCTAACAATTTTTCTTCGTTACCGGTAGCCGAGGTAAAAAGGTCTAGTTCAGATGTATATGGTGGACAGGCTACTTTAGTAAGTGGTGGAAACTACACAACGACAGGATTGCCTTCAGGAACAGACTGGAGGTCAAATGGATTATTTAATGTTTATGGCTCCGCTAATTCTTTAGTTACTCAAGTTGGAACTTATACGCAGGTACCAAGCGGTTATTTTTGGCGTAGGAATGCAAACGTCACAGTTACTTCTGTAGAGGGTCCATTTACTGTTATTGATCCGGTGAGGGGCCAATTACTCCCAAGAGCAAATGCAGGGTTTATGACAAAAGTACCCGCTGCGTGGCAAACTGCTTTGGGCGGCGACATTATTGCTGGAAACGGTAATATTTCCACTGTGGGATCTGCATCAGATGGCCCCGCTGCAATTTGTTTTAATTCAGCAAATATATCGGCTGCTATTGCAAAAATTGAAACTGGAACTGCACAAGGCGGATCGGCTAATACGATTCAATTAGCACTTTCAGCTAACGGAACAACCGATTATTATAAAAACTTTTGGGTTTATGCGCCAAGCGCATCTCCAGCGGCTTTGAAAATAACCGCTTACAACGGTGTTACTAAAGTAGCCACTGTAGACATAGGATTTTATAATTGGACAACCAACCCAACGTCATCAACAACTTATAAACTTATTCCTTACGTTTCTGGTAACCAATTGTCCAGATATGACCCTGGTCAACTTGACCCCAATTCGGCAATACCTGATGCATTTTCTCCAATTTGGCATGGCGGTACAGGATGTTCAGGAATGTTTTGGCCTAACGGGACGGACAGTTTGGTATTTGTTGGCGGGGGGGGCGGGTGTTTTTATGAATACGGAATCAAAGGATTGATGGGCAATAGCTCACTAAAACGTATTTATGATTTTACCTATCCGGCATTTGATGGTCCCGGCCCACTGACAGGCTTTAGTCCTAACGGCAGCGGAATACGTTTTTGGGCGTATAGTGCAACGGATCTCGCCGCAGTTGTTAGCGGATCTTTAACTTATAGCACTATCAAACCAAGAGCGTCTTGGAGTATCCGACTTCCTAGCTATACAAGATACACCGGTTTGGCAGAAGACACTGTGGTATGCACTTACGACCAATCGACCAGTCGGCTTTATATTGTTAGCAATGTTTGGTCCGATAATCCCTATCCTCTTCCGCTTGTGGGAAAAGCTGTTCATGTCTTTCAAATCACTAACGCGACCAATCTATGACTATGAAGGAAGTTGATCAAGGTGATGTATTTGTTCGATGTCACGGACCTTTTGATAAAGGGTTTGTTTATCGAGGTCATAGACATTGGATTGATCATGATAGCTATGTACACGAAGGTACGATACTGTCAGTTAAATACCGTCATCATAAAGATGGAGAAATTATTAAAGAGTCGGTATACAAAGGTCCTTGCAGGTTTGTAGTTTTTGCTGGATTGTTTCATGAAATTGAAATTCTCAGCGAAGAAGGTTATTGGGATTGCGAATTTAAGAAACCAGAAATGGGTTCGCCGGTTCACGGCGTTTATAGTCAGGAGTTGATTGAATAATGGCAACAATTATAACTAAAACGATTGGGTCTGGTCGAGACTACCCAAGCATTTCCGCATGGCTTGCCGGAGCTAACACAACTTATCCAAGTGGTTTGGTGGCGGCCGATGTTGTTTGGAAAGGAGTTCTGTATCCTGAAGGTGGTGGTACCAACGGCGAATGGTCTATTACGTCAGACATATCGGTTACTACAATTTGCGACTCAACAAGATATTTATGGTTGACCGCGGCACCTGGATTGTCGTTTAGGGACAATGTAAACAAGTTAACTAATGCCTTGCGTTATAACAACGCCAATGGAGTTGCGGTATCCACCTCAGCAAATGCGTTAGGTGTGTTTACTTCAAACACAGTAGCCAATGGTCAAAAGCTAGTTATAACTGGCATTCAATTTATCGGAACTGGATCATCGTATTTTTCATATTGGTCAAATGGTCAATTTATACTCGATTCTTGCATCGTAAAATATTCAAATGTAATGTTTTATGGTTGTTGCAGTGCAGTTAATTGCTTGTTGTACATGCCTACTTCAAATTCTTTAGCTAATCAATTTGGTCCGGGAACCGCTTGTTATTTGAGAAACTGTCATATTATTGGAACTGGTTCATCAGCAACTGCCATAAACATAGGCAATTATGCAGCCACCGGACAAATAATTAAAAACTGTACGTTTTTTGGTTTTGCTAGTATTAGACAGGACATAAACAGCAAGCTCGATGCGACCAACAGCACATATAATGCCACAGACCTTGCATCATTTGGATGGACAGGCACTGGAAATATTGTTAGCAAAACAGCAGCTAATCAATTCGTCTCACTAACATCAGGTTCCGAGGACTTTCGTCTTAAATACAATGCTGATCTAGTCAAAGCGGGTATACCAGACGCAACCTACACTGGCGGTCTAGATATTTTAGGAACTTCTCGCAATGGGGCAACTCCAAGTATAGGAGGCGCCGAATATCCTAGACCATTAATCACTATCGGTGATATTACCCGATCACAATTTTCCTATGCAAATAATATTACTTGGATAGATCCAAGTGCCAATAATATCTACGGGGGAAGTTGGTGGGATTCTACCGGTTACCCTAACGGATCATCTGCATGGGCTACTCAAACCGTAACGGATACTGATACAGTTAAATTAGTTTCGCTTGACGTAACAACATTATTTCAAGCAATTTATGATAATCCGGACCATCTAAGTGCCGTAATCATTGGAGCAACAGGCTCGGGAATTAATCAATTGTTTGCAGGCAACACCTATAGCGATTCGACGAAACGTCCAAAAATCAGTTACGATGGTGGTGCGGATCAGTCAATAACTAATGAAACCGGAATCAACTATGGTTCATTTGGAGGATCTGCGAATGGAAGTGAACAATATGTTGGTCCTGATCTCGGCACCTCCGCAAATTGGTCACGATGGATTCTAGATGTTCCTCCTCCTTCAACTAGACCAACATCGGCAACTCTCAAAGTTTACACAACTCAACAGTTCGGCGATCTTAGTATTAAAGTTTTCTGGCTTCGTTATCCTCCAGAGCTTGGTCCTAGGCTTACTGAGCCATCTTCCAATACCTTTTGGACCTTTAATCAATCCAATAATACAACGCTCAGTTCAATTAGCACAGCATGGGCAGGTGATGCAGCAACTCTTCAAGTTCAATCATCAGTACTGAGAGCAGATAACCTTAACGCTTATGCTATAAAGACGGCATATTTAAACCTATCCGGGTCGACATATGCTACTGTAAAATCCGTAGCATCACAATCCGTAGGAAGTGGCGGAGAATATCGCGCTATCATTTGTTCATCCGATGGAACATCTAATAATGGATATTGGTTTTCGGTTGGTGGAACTACTGGACAATTTAGGCGCAACAACTCATTTATTTCCACTTACGCATTACCAAATGGGCTTAATAGTAATTTTACAAATACTGAACTGAAAATTGAAAAAGTAGGATCGACTGTAAACATATACGCAGGTCCTGTCGGTACCCTATCTTTCGTTGCGTCTTATAATGATGCATCACCAATCAGTGGAGGATTTTCAGGATTTTTAATGGCCGGAAACGGATTGGCTACTCCAGGAATCACCGCGTTTGATGCTGGGTTGACAGGTTCAATACCTGTGTCTCCTACCGTAGCTAATATTTTAAATGAATCTCTTAGTAGAGGTATATTTCGTGGAATTTTCAGAGGAATTTCTTGATTACTAAGATAGGACGATCAGGTTACTAAATAATAGAAACAATACACCAATTAAAAAGGAAACAACATGCCATCTCCTACATGGTCTCCATATGGAACCGCATACACATTTCGGGCACCCGTAATTGGTGCTAACACAACAAATTATGCTAATACTTGGACCGCAACAGCAGGAACGGTCAAAGTTATTCAGAATGGAACTACCTTAGGAAACATCAATACGCTTCCTACATTAGTTTCAGGACAATATGTCTACAATTGGACACTTTCAGCTACCGAGATGGCATCTGATGAGATTGTTGTTCAAACGGTCGATAGAGCAAACGTCACCGACCAGCTGTTTGTTATCTCCACTTTACCTCCAGGAGCTACCAGATCAAGAACGATTCAGTCGGGAAGCAATAACTCAATCGTACTTGATATTAATGCATCCACTACAGACAACATCTACCAAGGATCGCGTATCGTTATCCTAGCAGGTGCTGGCGCAGGACAAACTCGCGTTATCACCCAATACGTAGGTAATACTAGAACCGCTATAGTTGATGCCAACACAGTAGGAACTCTAGACACTACATCAGTATATGGATTATTTCCTTTGGGAATCTACGGTCTATCTAATACGCAGATTGCAGCTACTGTCACTTCGGCTCTATCCTCATACGGAACATCTACGCTAACACAAGCTCAATCGCAATCCGCTGCCAACTCAGCATTGGTTGCATATGGAACTTCTACGCTAACACAAGCACAAGTTTCGAGTGCCGCATCTGGAGCGTTGATTTCGTATGGAACATCTACACTGACACAAGCACAATCACAAGCTTCAGTTACCACTGCTTTGACTGCATACGGTGTTTCGACACTGACCGCGGCTGTTGTAGAGGCTGCTGTTATGGATACCACAAACGGTATTGAAACTGGACTCACACATAGAGGTGCACTACGTCTTATTGCTGCTGTACTTCTAGGTGTTCGTTCTGGTACTGGTACTGGAAGCGAAATCTTCCGTTCTGCTGTTTCGAGTGGTAAAATCAGAGTCACAGGTACTATCAATACCACTACAGGTGATCGTACAGCAGTTTCGGTTGATTCTACAACATGATGAACTACTTTTCCGGAAGATATCTCGATGGTGGATATCTTTCCGGAAATATGTTAAGCAACTCTAAGCCTGCCGTTACCGGTAAACCTACTTTCTTTGCCGGAAAGTATTTTACCGGTAACTATCTATACGGCAATTACCTAAAGATATCAAAGCCCACAACAGCAAATACATCTCCTCCCACAATACAGGTATCTTCCAATTGGTTCAAGTATTGGTAATGTTCTAGATTTCCCTTGACACTTACATGATCTGAGAGTAGAATCTAGTTTCATTACTACTCACATGGAACTAAATCATGAAAGTCTTTGATCGATTCGATCTCGAAGATCAGATCATGCAGTGCTGGAATGTCGTTTCTGACCTAAAAGTAATTTCTGAGTCAATTATTGAGGGACGCAGCGCATGCGATCCTGATTCAGTATACAACATCGTCTCAGGAGTTGCAACTCTTTATGAGTTGAAATTCGGTCAGCTTTTCCGTATTTTTGAATCATTGGTGACTGAATTCGATGAAGGTAAAAAAATGCGTGAAGGATTTTCTTATCTCCATGAACTTCAATCCAACCGATTAAAAGACCCCGAGCGTTCGCAGCCTGAGCAAACGTGGGAACAGCATTTACGTGAGCGGGAACAGTCTGTACGTGAAAATCTGGACTTGAAAAACATTCCGGATAGCTGGCTCAGCGATCCTGAATTGCGAGAGAAATATTCAGAGCATTATTTCCAACCTGATCGTAATCGTCCAGTGAAAACTCCATATCCTCCTCTAAACAAGTTTAACGATCCTGAACGTCCTTCGTCAGATAACCCTTCTTTTTGAGATTCATCATGAACGTTGCATACTATCGAAAAGTCGCAACTGATGAATTTTGCGAGACTCTTTTATTTGCCGATCTCATCCGTGATGATGTCTTTAAGTTCAAAGAAACGGATAGTAAAGGTGCTACTAGATATCGTATCATGACATCGATCGGACAGATTTTTGTTTACTCTCCAAAAAGCATTTTCATCAACGGTAAAAAATACTCATCTCTATCTCAGGCTCGCCAATATATCTACTCATTCCTATGAAATACGACGAAAAAAACATTCTCAATCCAAAATTTAAGTACAACCCGTCATATGATACTGACATCACGCGAACCTTTAAAAAGGCAAAAGTTGAACTAGAAAAACAGAAAAAACAGGAGAAAGTGAAAGGAGATAAAAATGTATAACCTATGGAAGCTTTATAAGAAAACCGAAGAAATAGAATTCTGGGAAAAGTATTTAAGCTTGGCTATGAATGAAGAAATCGCAACATATTGCGTTTCAATGCTGACTGTCGTTGAAGATGAATCCAACGCAATTCGTAAAAAATTGGTGTTTGAACTGCTAGTGTACACGATTCTTGTCGTGGTACTTTATTTCAATTGGGAGCGTTTTGTATGATCAATGCAATTCTTAAATTTCTAAAAGACAATGTAATCAACTTCATTGTGATCGGCATCTCCGGAGCCATGCTATACTTTGGAGTAGCATTTTTCAATGAACGCATTGCATTGGAGAATCGAGAGTTCCCTAAAGGTGGGATTCAAAATCATCTTCTGTGGTCAGTGAAAGGTGAATGTTTCTTTGCAAAACCTACTTACACTGATACAGTCTATCTAGTTGCTGTACCTGATTGCAATAAGGATAAATGATATGTCACTATTCATTGAAGTAACCGTCCATAATCGTGGTTATGTAAGTGAACCATCTTTGAATAAAGATGTTCTAGTCTCTTTGGACAAAATTGTATCTATCGATAAAATCGATGCCAAGGATTTTGAAGGATGTACTTTAAGACTCATTGACGGAACTGAGTTGACTGTCTCCGATAAGTATAGCAAATTCGCTGATCAATATGCTATTCGAAAAGTAACGGCTGAGGACATCAAAAAACGATTCCCTAAAACCGGAGAGGTTCCTCATCATCCAGTTTAGATAAATATCCTGAACTAATTCAACAGGATATCTAAATGAACATACTGGTTATCGACGGCTATTGCGGCCTAGGTCTAGATACATGTTTACGTTTTATTACCGCAGGACATACGGTTAAGTGGTTTATCGACAAGGACGATAAGGGCCATGTAGCTGACATCGGCGACGGACTAGTATCTAAAGTAAAAGACTGGCGTAAGTGGATGGACTGGTGTGATTTCGTTTTCCTCACCGATAACATTATGGACTTTCTTCCTGAAATTAGGAAGTATCGTAAGAATGGATATTTGGTGTGGGGCGGTGATGATCTGACTGCAAAATGTGAACTAGACCGTAACCTAGGTCAAGACATCTTCAAAAAAGCTGGAATCAAAACAATGGAATATGAAGGTCCATTTAAAGATTTCGATGCTGGTATTGACTACATCAGAGAAAATCCTGGTCGATGGGTGTCTAAACCTTGCGGTACCGAAACAGATAAATCTCTTTCCTATGTGTCAAAATCAGCAGGAGATATGATCTTCATGCTGAAAAAATGGAAAGAAAACGGAAGCAAGCAGGAATTCATTCTACAGAAATTTAAACCCGGTCTAGAAATGGCTGTTGCTGGTCATTTCGGACCCAAGGGTTTCAATAAGTATTTCTTAGAAGGTTGGGAATTCAAGAAGCATATGCCAAGTGATCTCGGTGTAAATACCGGTGAGCAAGGTACTGTTATGCGTTACGTTCAAGAGTCTAAACTAGCCGACGCAGTTCTTCGACCAGTTGAAGATTACTTACATTCAATCAACTACACCGGATTCGTTGATGTCAACTGCATCATCGATGAAGAAGATGGTACGCCATATCCTCTAGAATTTACTGCACGTTGCGGATGGCCATGTTGGAATATTCAACAGCCATTGCATGAGGGTGATCCAGCACAGTGGATCTATGATCTTCTAAGGGGGCAGGATACACAGAAAGTCATAGAAAATAAAGTTTGCGTCGGTGTTGTTCTTGCTCATGGATCATATCCACTAAACCTCAGACCTCCTGAAGAAGAGGTTGGATTCCCCGTTTATACCGATAAAGCATATGCGGACTATAGGAACATTCATCCATGCGAAGTTAAGCTTGGTGAAGTTACCAAATTCATCGACGGTCAGATTATTGACGTACCGGATTGGGTTACTGCCGGAACATATGTGCTACAAACTACCGGTGTAGATGATACTGTAAAGGGCGCAGCAGACAAAGCATATGCTATAATGAAGAAAATTGAGTTGCCCAATAACGCACAATACCGCGACGATATTGGTGAAAAGCTTGAAAAAGACCTTCCCAAACTTCAAAACTTTGGATTCGCGGTAGGAATGAAATATAAGAAAGATTGACCTTGAATATATTCTATCTTGATAGCAATACAAATTTGTGTGCAAAGTACCATGTGGATAGGCATGTAGTCAAAATGATTCTGGAGACATGCCAACTCCTTTCAACCGCACATCGATTACTAGATGGCAGTGAATCTATTGTTACTTCAGCCACTGGTCGCAAAGTTAAAAAGTGGCTATTGTCTGATTGGCGCGAGAGTACTCTGTATTCCGCAACGCATAACAATCATCCATCTGCCGTGTGGTGTCGCAAGTCTAAAGCAAACTATCTTTGGCTTGCAAGACTAAACGTCGAGCTATGTGCTGAATATACATATAGATATGGTAAAGTGCATAAGTGTGAAAGCTCAAAACTTGTGGAGACGCTTCTTTCGAATGTTCCTAACAATATATCGAATAATTCATTCACTGAGCCAACACCTGCGATGCCAGATGATTGCAAAGTCAAAGGGAACTCTATTCAATCATATCGAAATTATTATTTCATGAACAAACAGCATCTGTCTTCATGGAAAGGTAAGATAAATAGTAGAGAAGTTCCTGATTGGTTTTATGAAATGGAAATGAAAAATGCCGACGTATACGTTTAGAAACACTTTGACCAATGAAATTGAAGAGCATAAGTTTAGGTCCACTGAACTAGATGAATTCAAGCAAAAAAACGCTCACTTAGAACGATATCATTCCATCGAAGACTTTCCTGGTTTTGGAGATTCGATGCGAATGAACACGCCTGGGATCGGCAAGGCGGATTCAGCCTTTGAGAAAGGTGTTATTCAACGTATGATAGAAAAAGTTCCACGTAATAATCTTCGAAGGACTCATAAAACTAAACTACCCCGAGAATGGTAACTTACCGCAATAAGAGAGGATGCATGGCGACTAGAAGAAAGAATGACGTAGATACTCATGTTGAACATGTGAAACCTTCCCCAAACACACTAAAAATAACCATAGATCATTTAAAAACTTTTGACCCATTAACAAATAATCAAAAACTATTCTTTGATGGATATCGCAGAGGCGACTATTTCGTAGCACTGCATGGTGTGGCAGGAACAGGAAAAACATTCTGTGCAATGTACAAAGCACTGGAAGAAGTTCTGGACAAGGGAAATCCATTTAAAAAAATAATCATGGTTCGATCTGCGGTTCAATCTCGCGAGATGGGTCACCTGCCAGGTGACGTAAATGAAAAGATGGAAATCTATCAACAGCCATACGTACAGATTTGCGAGACTCTTTTCGGAAGGAAAGATTCATATCAAAGATTGACTGAACAGGGATATATCGAATTCATCTCTACAAGTTTCATTAGAGGTATGAGTTTTGATGATGCGATCATCATCGTTGACGAAATGCAGAACCTTACCTTTGAAGAAATTGATACTGTCATGACCCGGGTAGGATATCGTTCAAAAATTATTTGGTGTGGAGATTATCGTCAAACAGACCTAAATAAAAGAAAGAATGATATGTCAGGAATTCTAAAATTCTTTGACATTTGCCAATCTATGAATGCATTCACAAAGATTGAATTCACTGCCGATGACATTGTTAGAAGTAGCTTGGTGAAAGATTATATTCTGGCTAAAATACATTATGACGATAGTAACTAAAGAGATAAAAGGACTGTAATAGATGGCTCTCGTTCAACCAGGCAACCCTATAAGTTTATCGCAGGTCAATTCCGAATTAGGAAGACCTTCGACACAGAATATTAATATGAATGATTCTGCGGTTCGTAGTCTTGCTGGCGTTCCAACTCCCCAATCTACTATCTCAATGAGTAATCTGTACGGTAAAAGTAATCGTGTGGCGTTAAGTCTGACTTATAGTTCTTCTACCTATTCTACCGTTACGGTTTATGTTTCAAGTTTGTCTGGTTATTCAGCCGGGAGAACTGATTTAACTATTACTGTAAACTACGGTGTTTGGCTGGCTAATGGTTTGCGAATTGTAAACAACAATTATGGTGACACAGTAAAAATTATTAATCTTGGGGTCATTGCCGGTACCGGCGGTAACGGAGGTAGTTGGTTACCGGGAACATATACCCCTCCCACTGCGGGCACCGATGCCATACAGCTTAATAGCGCCGCTGTATTTACAATTGATAATACTTATGGTTCTGCGTGGATTGCCGGAGGTGGTGGCGGGGGCGCGGGTAGTCCGGCCGCCTCAATAAATGATGTAGGAGGGGGTGGCGGAGCAGGAGGAGGAGCGGGAGGACAATCAGGCGCCTATCTTACAGATGGAGGGGCTGGAGGTTTAATTGGAGATTACGGCGGTGTTGGACTTTATCGCTACGGCAAGAACGGCGGCGGAGGAGGAGGTCGCATTTTTCCGGGAGTGGGTGGCTCGGGCTACCAGCAAGGTAATAATCCCGGTACGGCGGCAGGTGCTGGCGGAGGAGGGGGATCTGTTGTTGTCCCGTCTGACGGGGATTATGTCTATGGATCTCCGGGAGGTAGCGCAAATTCACCGGGAGGCAGTTCTACTATCTATGCTGGAGCAGGTGGCGGAGGATGGGGGGCTTCCGGTGGGTATTCTAATGACTACGCTGGCGCGGCAGGAGGTAAAGCCGTTTCTCTAAATGGCGCGTCTTTGGCTTTTGTATCAAACGATCTAACCCGTGTATACGGAGCGGTAGTATAAATGAGCGAGCCTAAATTCTTTGAAGCCAAAGGCCCGGTTAAGTGGTATTTAAAGTTTGTAGGTCATCACGCTATTACCCTACCCCCGTTCGGCATTTTTATTAGACCTGATCATATAAACGACAAAAATATTTACAACCATGAAACGGTTCATTGGAAGCAAGCGCAAGATATTGGCGTAGTAATGTTTTACATTAAATATCTTTCCTTTCAACTTCGCTATGGTTATGAAAATAACCCAATGGAAGTTGAAGCCCGCAAAGCTGAATGAAAAATGGAGATACTTCTCGCATTTATGATGCGGTTGGTTAAACTAAATTATGACGTTTAATTTTTGTCCTCCTCGCACATTACCAAATCTGACCTCAGAAACACAATCTGACGGAAAGAGATTCTACACTCTACCTTCAGGTAAAAAAGTTCCTTCAGTCACAACCGTCGTGGGTTCAATGAAGAAAGCCGCAATCATGGAGTGGCGCGCTCGTGTAGGAGAAGCGGAGGCAAATCGCATATCGAAAAAAGCAAGTTCCCGAGGAACTAATATCCATACGATATGCGAAAAGTACATGTTAGGGCGTAACCTAAGACAGGAAAGCTTCATGCCTGATGCGATGGAGATGTTTATATCGATAAAGCCATATGTCGATAAAATTAATAACATCCACTATATGGAACAATCTCTATGGTCAGAGGACCTAGAATTGGCAGGTCGAGTTGACGCTATCGCAGAATATGAGGGTAAGCTTTCCGTTATCGATTTCAAAACATCATCTAGAGTTAAAAATAAGGATGATATCGCTGATTATTTTGCACAGACTTGTGCATATGCTTTAATGTCTGAAGAATTAACAAGAATTCCTGTAGATCAATTAGTTATCATAATGGCTGTTGAGAATGATGCGCCTTTAGTATTCATAGAGAAAACTGAGGATCATATTGAAACTTTAGTTAGGATAATATCCAAATATAAGAGAAAAAATATTTAATATTACCTGTTTATTTCGTATAACTAGTGTATACTAGTCACTTCTAATCCAATTCATCCAACATGAAGACACTAAAAACTATCCTTAATGAATCCAGTGTAGGAAGAGTTCTCCAGCACACAAAAGATCGCAATATCGGTGCTATCACCGCTCATCGAGGTGAGTATGATAGTACTGAGAATGCTCGCCGAAATAAGAAGCTTGAGGCGGATATCAGATCACATGGATTTGGTTTTGTTCATGTCAAAGGTCGATACATTGAAAATCATGGAACACCAGACGCAACTGCTGTCGATGAACATTCCTATCTAATCGTAGGATCTAAAGGTGATGATGGCGGTAAGCTCAAAGGCTTTCTCAAGAAGCACGGAGAAAAGTATGGACAAGATTCAGTTCTTCACAAAGCACATGATGACACAGAAGCTCATCTGATAGGAACCAAAGAAGGTGGTTATCCAGGTAAAGGTAATACCGAAACAGTAGGTAGGTTTCATCCAACTACGATGACGCAATTTCACTCAGTTCTGCGTAAGAATCGAGGGTTTGAGTTCAAGAAAGAAGATGTGGATTATATCGAATTCAAGTTTTATACACCTATCGGAGGAATGTTGAATCGAAGTGAAGTGGAAATGGTTGGTATTGACTAACTGGTATAAATAAAAGTATTGTTGTAATCCCTTCAAAATGAAGGCATCTTGGACGGGGGTTCGATTCCCCCCGGATCCACCAAAAGCACACACACTGATAGCAAGTGACTAAGGCAGCTATGCAAAATCTTAGTTTTATGTGTGCTTTTGATGGGTCCGACCGGTTTCGACAAGGTGAGCTAGTGGAGACGGCAACACGGTAGGCGATGACCGTAAATCAAGCAAAAAAAGTAAACGCAAATAAAGCGTCTAACGATGAGGTTTTCGCTCTCGCAGCGTAACTGATTCTGGGGTTTCGCCAACTGTCCTTATCACCCAATCAGTTGGCTCTTTCATTATTCAAATTTGATCAAAAAGGTGCAATAATGCAGGGATCTAAAAACTCCTCTATCATACTATTGGCTTTGGTAAGCTCGATGATTTTCATCGGAAGTCTTCTATATCGACCCAATGAATATGTAATCAAAACTCAAGCTCCTATATTTAAGGAGCAGGTACATTGTCTCGCGGAAAATATTTACTATGAAGCAGCAACAGAACCTTATGAAGGAAAGCTTGCGGTGGCTCAAGTGACACTCAATAGGTCGTCTAGTGGTAAATTTCCATCAGACATTTGTCGCGTGGTCAAACAGAAGACATCCTCGAACGGATACATTGTTTGCCAATTCTCATGGTATTGTCTAACCAATCTTCCTAAAAAGGACAAGTATCTATGGGAAGAGTCTCAACTTATCGCTAAAAAAGCATTGACTGAGCCCGTTGCGCATGATATGCTATATGCTAATCGCGCTCTCTACTATCATGCAGACTATGTGTCTCCAGGATGGGATCTGAAACGAATTACAAAAATTGGTAGGCATATCTTTTACAAAGAAAAAACGAATGGATAAATTCAGTATCAGAAAGCATGGCGATGAATGGATGCTCACTATGAGAAAAGATGATGATCGGACTGAAGTTCCTCCAGGGATTCTTCCCTATAGTCAATCTTCGATGTTTCTAAGCGATGAAGATGTGGGAGAGCTATATGTTTTCATAGGAAGTATTTACTGGAGAATCTTTGATGGCGAATAAAGATGAGATTAGAACATTTTCTATTCTGATTGAAAAACTCTCAAAAGAGAAACGCATCGGATACATGGAAGCCATCCTGCATCATTGTGAGATTACTGGATTAGAGGTCGAAGTTGCTGCTACTCTGATCACCGCCCCTCTCAAGGCAAAGATATCTGAGGAGGCTCAAGAACTAAACATGCTCAAAAAGCAACCTAAATTGCCTATATAATATGGATGGTTACGAAACGTATAAGTTGTTCACTGCATTGAAGCTACATTTCAATTCAGATTCATACGATTACTTTAAATATAACGGTAAGACAAATTTCATTAGTCAGGATAGTTTCAGGACGCATAAGAATAAATTCAGTTTCTATAAACTATCTAGACGATATTCGAATGATGAGTTGATTGGATTT